AAGATTTCTTGATGGTTTTGATTTATTCTTTGTTGCTTATGGATTCAACATGGTTGCTGAAGAGCCCGTATACCGTGTTGAGCATATTGAATTTTGCCAGATGAAACCCGTTCGATTGGATCGAGGGTGGATGATGGTACGTAAGCCAACGAGTGTATTCAAAGATATGATTGCCATTTCGTCCAGAGGCGTAGCAAAATATTACAACTACCTTAGGGATGTTGGATTTTGCGGACTATCCTTGTACGCAGATTGCCCTCTAGTAGGAACCTTTTACAGTGTTCTGAGTCGTCAGGGGAACGAACGACTAGAAGGGGAATTACAAGGCGGTTTAGCTTATTGGATGAAGCAAGGAGACTATGAGAAAGTACCAGTTCTTCCTGGTGGTTACTCACAAGATAGTCTTCTTAGCTACTGTGAAGCCTTTTCACTCGAACCCATAGTCGTAATTGAATTTGAAGAACTTGTTGAAAAAGATCTAATGGCTGCAGTTAGACAGCTATCGCTTTTGTGTTAAAATGAGTAACATGAAAAATAAGAATAATGCTAGGACCGGGGGAGCCGTTTTATCTCCCTCGAACAAAGAAATTGAATTTATCAACACTGGACACGCCGCTCAAAGCAGGTATTTGGCAGCTTTAGCTAACCCATTTGCCTCGCCGGCTGTTCCAATTCCTGATTCATTCTTCACAGCGCATGTCGCTAAAGCTGCAATGGAAACTGTTTATGACAACGGTGTCGATGAGCTTAAGCTTGAGTTTGCGAGAACACCCAGTGCCACTGAGTCAACTGGAAATTGGTTCATAGTTTTCGCATCCCGTCGCGGATCGGTTTGGACTAATGATAAGTATATCGAATCTCCAGTAGGGGCTCGTTTGGTTGCTGCTGGTATCTCTTTCGAGGATATTGGCAAAACTGACGACCTCGAAGGTTTGGTAACTTACACACAGTTCAATAAAGCCTATCTACCCGGCGGCAGCGATGAGCTTGTCTCAAAGTCTGAACGCTCTTCCAGGAATGCTGGCTTTGGTACCATGCTTTATGAGTTGCAACGCCGTCAGGCTTTGGACTTTGAAGGTGGTGCTTACAGCGTCATCAGTGTTAAGTTCAGCAAGCAG